ACAGACTGGTTTAGTCCTCTATTCGATTGAGAAATGTATTCACTTAGTGAAGGCATAATTATTATCTCCTCGTTTTTTCATTAGTTTAAGTTAAGTTTATAGGTTTGCGATTTCGTCTGGCAAACCATCTACCATACCTTGTCTCTTATATTCCTGCATTTTTCGCAGTTCTTTGTAAGAAAGGTTAGTAAGTTGATCGACTACATCGTTCACAGTTTGAGCCTTTTTGATTGGAGTTTCTGTATCTGCTCCAAACACATTGTTACTCAATTGTGGTCTCTGTAAGCCATTCTCTTCCTTGAATCCCATTTTTCGTAGTCTGTTCTCGGATTCTTCTTTTACTGCTTTAGATATATCCAAAGCTGCGATTTGTTTCTGAAGCTGCTTTATTGATTTTTTCAACATAGCTTTTTCTTCTTCATCATCATCGTCATCATCTGCCATTTCTACTTTTTTGTATGCATTTTCGATGTCTTCATCATCATCATCTTCATCATGTTCAGCTTTCATCTTGCCTGCATGCATTGCTTTTTCTTCGTCTTCGTCATCATCTTCGTCCTCAGCCATGATTGAAGCCTGTTGGTCTTCAATACTCTGCCTTGGTGTAATCGTTTCCGATGAGTCGTCAGCATCACCTATGTAATTAGGTGTTGCAGTTGCTCCTTTTGTCGGGTCTGGTTTTCCTACGTTTTCGATATCTGTACCGTCAACGTCCATACCTTGATCTGAGAGCTCTATTAATACTGATTTCGCAATGTCTTTTACTAATGCTGCGTGTTCATAAGCTGCTTGTTCTTGTTCAGCCTTTTGAATAGCATACGCATCATCGTCTTCCATTCTTCCATCCATTTTTTGTAGCACTTCTGCAAGAGCCGCCAAACCTAATGACGTGCCTTCCATGTGCTTTTCAATTCTATCTAGAATTTCATCAGCCATTATAGCCTCCTTGTTTTAAGGTTTTATTTGTAATTAAAACTTTGTTCGACCTAAAAAGGTTGGTCTAAGCCACCCCCGACCTTTTCACAATATATTATAAAATACTATATTTTATAGTCACTTTTATTATACTAATTTAAGTATAAATATAAAAAAATATAAAGGTTATTCAACGATATTAGTATCAGCTTCGCCGTTTTCTAACCTTAACATATCATTTCTGAAATCATATAAAGGGACTTGCATTAGTTTTTTAAGCTTTTCGCACTGCTTTCCCTCTGGCATAGCCGCTTCTACAAGATCTAAAATTTTACCGACCATGCGTGAATGCTTTGCTATTATCCATTCTTGTTCTTTTGTGATGTCTAAGTCTTCCATGTCTACCTCTTTTATATACTTATGTAGTAGCCATCGCTACCTTCATTGGCTGTTACTACAATATCATCATAACTACCACTTAAAACATCTTCAATTGCATTTTTTATAAAAAACTTACCAGTTACATCATATCCAGAAACTGATTCCGGTCTACCTGTTTTCCTGTTTCGTCTTAAATAATCATCAACTCGTCCACCCTCTTCTACTATTTGCACATATGGGGCAGTATCATCTACGTTGTATGAAAACGTAAACTCTCCTGATCCCGGATTTGCTTCAGTAATACGAGCAGAATTTCTTAGCTGCCCTGTAACGAATGGACAGTTTTCTTGGGACTTGTTAAAGACTTCAGTAACTGTAGCTTGTACCGTTGACAAAGCAGCTTGTTGAAATAGTTGTAGTATGAGTTGTTCATCCATACTATATTATACTGTTTTGAACCTAATTAACTAAAAGTTTTGGACCAAACATCAGGTAATATATCATTAAACTGACCTTTGCGTGAATCATATCTGTTTAAATAGATAATTTCTTTACCAATCTCCCCGTATTTAGGGTGATAATATAGAACTAATTGCCTTGGTTTATTGATTGCTTGCACTCTTTGCATAGCAAACTCATCTCCACCTTTCATGCAACCACATATGTGCACTGCTCCTGTACCAATATCTATTTCATCTATTCTATGAAAGTGTCCTAGTAAAGCTGAATCATAATTATCAGGTACACTTTCTAAACTGTTATCCTGTATGTTATTAATTTCTTCTTTTAGACCCTTTCGGAATGAAAGAACATTTCGCATATTGCTTACACCTCTATTGATTGAAGTGCCACTACCACCACCATTAATAAAATCTCCATGAGCTAGTAATATATTTCTATTACACACATTAATTGTAGTCATGAATGTTTTTGGTATGTGGAACTCTATGTTCTTTTGGTTTTGACAGAACACAGATACCCATTGGTACAACATGTAATCCCAATCCATATACTTATTCTTCATAGGTGGTTTCCTAGTCATTCGACCATGATTACCCACAACACATGGAACTCGTACTTTATCAAAGTGTGGGGCTATAAACATTAATGCTTGTGATATAAGATTAGCTCCTCTTATCATTTGTCCCATACAATGATCATTATTAGTTCTAGCTAACTCTTCATGAATGTCCCCACTAATCATATCCCCTAACATTGGAACTATAAGCTCTCCAACCTCGGCGGAATTACGTCTAAGTTCTGCTAGTGTAACAACTTGGTTTGCCCATCCGTATAGTCTTTTATTAAATATATCAATGTTATATTCATTTAACCCCATCATTTCTTCCAATTCAACATTGTCTCCAATATGTGTATCTGTAAGAGGTGCGATCATAGACTGTACACTATTGCCTTTTATTTTACCTGTGGGTTTTCGATGTTTATATTTTTTTACTTCTTTATATGAAGGAGTGAATTTTTTAATAGCATCTATTAGTAAGTCTTCTTTAGCTTCTTTTTTGATAGCTGCTTCTGCAACCTTCTTCCAATATCTAGACTCACCTTTATAGGTTTCTATTTTTCTAGCCATTTTGACATGTGCTTCAGGTGTGAAGTCTGCTTCCATATCTTCCATGTCTTCTGACTGTTCTTCATCAAGTAACTCTACTTCTCTATCGTACCACTTCTGTAATGTAGTCCTGTGTACTGATACACCCCATCTTTCTTCTACCCATCTTGATAGAGCACTCCATGTCGCTCCTGCCATTTTTCTTTTTACTATCTCTTCTTTAGCCTCTTCTGGTATGACGAATGTTGTCATTGTCTTTGCTCCTACTTAATTTATTAACTTTCTGGATCAGGTATTCTCCTATTTGGTGGGTTCCTATATCCGTTCTTGTCTGGTCTAGGACTTCTTTTAGCCCCATATTGTTTTTCTAACGACTTTTTGTAGTTTCCTAAAAAAGGCATATTATTTAGTTTACCATCTTTTTTGTCTTTCGACCAATCAGTTTCCATTTTTTCAACTTCTTGTGTAGATTGAGTCGTAAATTTTATACCGTATTTATCAGGATTATCAAAAATATCTTGATTTAATGCATCAATATTTTCCATATCTTTTTTATATCTTCTTTGCATATCAGTCATGCCGTCTTCTTTTTTTAGTTCTTTACGAACATCATTAATTAGTGAGACAACATATTGACTTAATTGATCTGTTTTCTTCAATCCGAAAGCTCTATCCTCTGCGTTTTGTTCCCTAGCTTCCATGAAAGACTCCATGTCCCTTTCTTCTAAAGATGTTTTTACACTATTATCTGGTGTTAATCCACCAGTCCTGCCTAAATCAAACTTAGGTTTATCCTTGTCTTTAAATAAATGTAATGTTTTTTCCTGTGTCTCTTGTAACCATTTGTCTAATTTATCTGGACCACTAGCTTTCTTTTTCTTTTTTTCGTTTTCTTTTATTTTTTGTTTTTCAGTTTTTTTCTTTTTATTTTTTTTCGTATTAGTTCCACTATAAGTTTCAGTAAATATTCCGGGATCAGATGAAACAGCAACTATATCTCCTGCTCCTGAATCTGCTCCTCCAAAGTCTTTATATAATTTTTCTACGTCACCAGAGTCTTCTTTCTTATCAGCTTCCATTAAATGCCCTACTCTTGCTTTAAGATGTGATAAAGCTTTTGCTGAGTCTTTTGCTTGCGTGGCAGCTGATGCTTGTTTTTCATGGTGTTGGCTTGCTCTACGATGATAACTAGCCCCTGTTTTTTTAGGATGGTGTATAGCTTTAACACCATTTTCGTAATAATATACCACAGAGCCATCAGGTCTAGTTTCCCTATGATCGTAAGAATGATCTGCATATTCATCCGGTTCGTTAGGAGATTTAGGTGATGCTGATTTTGGTAAAGTTTTATACTTACTGTCCTTTGGGTTAAACTTCATGTTAGCCATTAGTCATCGTCCTCATCATCATCATAGCGTTCTACATTTACAGCTTTTGGTTTAGATGTACCATCTCCTGTTTCAGCAGTATAGGCATCACTAAAGTATTTTTTACCTCCAGCCTCAGAAAATACTGGGTTTCCGAAGTATGCTTTTTCTATTTTATCAACTCCTGTTCCTGATAAACTTCCTGTATAGTCTTCTCCGTTATTAGAAAACCATACTTGATTACCGTCAGGTGATATCTGTTTAATAATTGGGAATTGATATCCTTGATCAGATAAACTGTCAATCCAAGTAGATGTTGTTACACCTTTTTTAAGATCAGGATTTTTTATATTCTTTGATTCTATATTAGCGAATCTAGGGTAAGGCATATTTGCATTGCTCGCTCCTTTTTCTAACGAGTTTTCTACAGGTACTTCTGCAGATCCTTCTTCACTCTCTTCTTCAGGCACGGTGCCTTCTTCATCTACTGGGACATCCCCCTCGCCCTCGCCTTCTTCTGGAACATCACCCTGTGCAGCTTGTTGTTCTGCTTGTTGAGCTTGCATTTCCATCTGTGCCTCTACTTGAGCTGCTTGCATTTCAGCTTGTTCAAGGGCTAATGCTTGTTGCTCACCCTGTAGTTTAGCAGTAGGAACTGCTTGACCACTAACAATAAAGTCAAGTTGATCTATTTTAAGATTGTTACCAGCAAGATTAACATCAAAACCCATCCCTAACATTTGGGTTGCAATAGCCGCCCTTTGTTGAGATTGTGCAATTCTTGTTGCTTCTGCTTTTTCTTCGGGGTTAGGTAATACTAACTTCCAGTCTGTTACTCCAAAGTTATCTAGTATTGCAGGAAATACCTTTTCCATAATCTGTCTTTGGTCTCTTTCAACAACTCTTCCCATTACAGTCAACTGCGATGTTTGTTGTGTTAGACCACCGAATGAATCAGGAGCTCCTTGCCACATTGGGGCTACACCCCATATAGCAGATACTCTTTCTCTTATTTCAGCCCTGACTGGTAAATAATCCATTTCTTGTAGTGTATGGAATAGTCTTACCATGTCTACTCTACCTCTATTTGTTCTAGATGATACAGCGATCATTGGTATATAGTTAGGATCTTGTCTTGTTTTCGCAGCAAGCGATTCACGTTCTCTTTTTAAACTTTCAGGATCATCTGTAGTTACCATAACCATAGATGCAGGCATTTTTCTTTCAAAGAAATACCTATATAAGTTTCTATCCATACCAATTAAAGTAAGGGCTTTTTCAAATATTGTTAAAATAGGTGACCAACCATAAGTTTCGGTAGGGTTGAATTTAGATAAATGTACAATTTCTGTATCTAAAAAGTAATGTACTTCTGTTCTATATAAATATCTATACATTGCAGGTTGTAACTCTTGCTTACAACCCTCTTCAGGACATTCTTCTGGAGATTCTTTTATCTGCTCTCTATGTAATGGGCAGAAGAAATGTGAGTTTTTAGGCAACCCTGTTTCATCTAAATCAAATTCTATAAGTGCAGGATTGATTCTTCTAATTTCTGTTACTCTTGATCTTAATCCGCCATCCCCTGTATCATAATATTCTTTTGAAAAGTATAGAAATGCATCATCAACAGTATTTAAATCCCAATGAAATTGTCTTAAGACTTCTTCTATTCCCTGATCAAATACATTACAATCATCCATAAACTCTTTTATTCTCTCTAATTGACTTTCATCAGGATCCTCAACTAAAGGCTCAAACTGTATGCCTCTTCTAAATACTTCACCAGTTATATGTAAAATAGGTGCACGTAATTCTTCAGCAGTATACGCTACAGTTTGTAAATCTTGAATTAATTGTTTTCTATATGCAAGTTGATTTCTTACATAAGTATTTACTATGTAATCGACACCGAATGTAGGTCCACTACCCGTGTCTCCAGCAGCTTTATTCAATTCAATCATGTCCTCAAACATATTTATTTGAGATCCAAGTTTGCCCATTGACTTCGCCATCTCAGGAACTTCTGGAAGATAATCTCCTAATTTCATATATCCTATTCCTCAGTTACTTCAACACTGTCTATAGCTACTATCTTCGCTATCGTGTTTATTGCATGTTGTTTTAACCCTGCTTTTTCCTCATGTGTAACTGTAGTAGCAGGGGTAGTTTCAATTTGTATTCGTAGTCTATCGTTTTCTTCTTTTAACTCACTTACTTGATCAGCTAAAGCATCGTTCTCCATCAAAGCGGCGTTTTGTAACACCCCTAATCTTGTTGCTTCTCTAACTAAAGCTAAGAACCCACCCTCTGATAAAATAGTTACCGCCTCACTTGCGTCATCTATCTCATCTTCAGGGTTTAATTTAGTTAAATCTTCATGCCAAGTATCGAGTATTCTCCAAGTACCAGCATTGTCTTTTTGTGCGACATACTGTTCTTGTCTGTCTCTTAACATATTACCTATAGGCATATCTTTTCTCCTACTATTATTATACTATTTTTTACTAAAACTGTGAATTTATGCTATATGACAAGCACTCCATCCACAAGTCTTACATGTTTCACATCCTGATTCCATAACGACTTTAGCTGAATCGCAGCAATCATAATCCTCTTCAAGAAGAACTTCCGTATCATCAAATAAACTAAGTTGTGTTTCTGATGTTTCTTTTTCCTCAGTTTTATGTGCTGTTACCAACACTTCTTTATCCCTACTACCAGCTCTGTAAACAGTAATACCTTTACATTTTGTCTTCCAAGCTAGCATATAAGTTGTATACACATCTTCTATTGTAGCATCATTTGCAAAATTTATCGTCTTAGATATACCAGAGTCACAATGTTCTTGGAAAGCTGCTTGCATTCCTACATGTGCTTCAGGAGATATTTCAGGTGCTGTTGTATATATTTCTTTTATTTCATCAGGCACTTCAGTTCTATCTTTAAGCGATCCCCCATCAGATAAATATTCCATTAGTTCATCTGAATAAAAACCCATTTCTTTAGCATCTTGTTCAAAGTATTTATTTACATAATAGAGTGTTTCTCCTTCTAATATGTTCATCTTTCTATATGCTAGTGAAAATAAAGGTTCTACTCCACTAGATGCATCAGCAAACATTGAGATAGTACCTGTTGGGGCAACTGTTAATCTACAGGCATTTCTATATTTTTCATCCTGTCCGTAATCACTGTTATCCCATGCAGGGAATGTACCTCTTTCTTCTGCTAAATCCATTGATGCTTTGTCAGCGTGGGTTTTTAAAAACCTCATTATGTCAGATCCTATCTTTCTACCTTCTTTAGAACCATAAGAAACTCTAAGTTGTGTAAGCATGTCCGCAAATCCCATGATACCTAAACCTATTTTTCTTGTAGCTTTAGTCATTTTTTCTATTTCTGGGGTTGCATATTTATTAGCATCAATTACATTATCTAAAAATCTTGTAGCTGTTGTAATTGTATTTTTTAACTCATCCCATTTAATATATGGTTTTACTTCTTTATGATTTACAAAGTTAGCTAAATTTATAGAGCCTAAGTTACAAGATTCATTTCCTAATAGTGGTTGTTCTCCACACGGATTAGTCGCAACCATTTCACCATACTCTGATATCACATGGTTATCTTTATTTACTTCATCTAAAAAGATCATACCCGGTTCACCGTTTCTCCACGCACCATATACCATCTTATCAAATACTTCCCGTGCATTTAATTCACCGACTATTTCTTTACTCTTTGGATTAATCAAAGGGTAATTAAGGTTAGCTTCTACTGCTTTCATAAAATTAGAGTCCACACCAACAGATATATTAAAGTTGTGTATGTCTCCCTCTACTTTTTTACAGTCTATAAATTCTAATATATCTGGATGGTATACTGACATCACTGCCATATTAGCACCATCTCTTTTACCACCTTGAGTAATCATAGATGATACTCTTGATAGTGTTTGTAATACTTGTATTGGACCACATGCAATACCATGTGTAGTTTTTATCCTGTCACCTTTTGGTCGTAATTTACTTAAAGCAAAACCCGTGCCACCACCAAACTTTTGAACCATAGCGATGTCGTGGGCAGCTTTCATTATATCTTCCATACTATCTTCTAGGGGTAATACAAAGCATGCAGATAATGTGCCTTGTTCGGTTCCTGCATTCATGAGTGTTGGAGAGTTGGGTATAAAATTTAATGATGTCATCATGTCATAAAACTCTTTACTAGTCAACTCTATGTCAGCATCTGATTTACCATATAATTTTTCAGCAGATGCAATAGCCTTTGCTACTCTTTCTAATAATGTATTTGCGTTTTCTTCAGGTTCACCTGATTCGTCTTTTAAATAATATCTTTTTGACGCGACTGTCTCTGCTTGTTGTGTTAACGTGACCAAAATGAACCTCCTATGGTTTTTACGATTTTTTATAATTACAGTAAAGACACAAACCCCTAGCCGGCACCCATAATGAAGGACCACATACGTCCTCTGTACAATTGGGATTGGGAGCTTTTAAGTTTTTGCTATTATCATTATACACCTTATTGTCAAAATCGATTAACTTTTCGGGCTTATTTTTGTCTAAATTTGTATATTTTAATGATGGTTCTACATCATGTACAAAATCTTGAAGATCACCAACAGTTTGCATGTTATAAATTCCTGTTTCATAAGCTGCTTGTAATGCCATTGCTATAGAAAAGAACGCGTCTCCATGACCCATTGGAGTCTCTGGAGCTTTTAATTCATTATTTACAGAAAGAATTTGTTGCCTTTGTCTAGAATCATTAATTAAAAATAAATTTCCTGAGTGTATATATTGTTCAAATATATGAGCCATATTATTTTTAGACTTCAAACTAAATGCTAAAGGATACCATGTTCTATCTAATCCTCTGTCTTCTAATTCACCTCTTGTATTATCTATATAGCCTTTTGTTAACCCGAAGTTTATGGCTGCTTCATTTAAATATTCTATTTGTTCTGAGTAATCCCAACCATCTAACCACGATTGATGTATTTGTTCTACCCGTTCACCCTCTCTTTTAAATACAACTAAATGAGACGGGTGTCTTTTTTTACCTACGTCAAATCCTGCAAACACATCTACATTATCTGCAAAGTTTTGTTTAATAGTAGTAGGATAAGATCGTAAACTTGGATCTTCACACTTCTCTATATCTTCAGAATCAAAATATGCTTCTGTATTAAAATGTGGTTGTAGTAAAAACTCTGATGCAAATGATTTAGGTTTAGCTTTTTGTTGCTCTAGCAACCATTCTTCACTATATAGTTCAGGCATTAATACTCTTCTACCCGGCTCTGGATCAAGAGCAGGCATTTTTCTAGATACGAATCTATCATCTTTTTCTAATATAGTAAGTAAATCTCCGGGCATCATAGGTGTACCAACAATTACTACTGGTACTCCCTTATTAGGTATGAATAAAGATTCTGTTAAAAAGTGATCTTCAATTTTATTCATTTGTCCTAGTGCAAGAGGGCTTTCAGGATCTTTCAAGATGTCGTCTGCGATTAATGCTCCATTAACGTGCATACCTCTTTTGAATGAAAACAATCCACCGTGCAATATTTCTGCAGTACCACCATTACCTGTATCATATCTAAAAGTAAAATCAGCTTTTGGGGCTCTATTAGTCATCATATCTTTCAATAAAGGATTACGATTTACTTCTTTGTTTATTTCAGATATATGATACTTAGCCATAGTATCACTGTAAGATAGATATAAAATATTAGCATTACCTTGAATTTTTAAACTTCTCCAAATACTAAAAGCATGACCTAATATAGTAGATTTAAAGTGTGCTCTTGGTAGTATGGCTAAATAATTTAAATTATCCTCAATACACTTTTCAACTTCTTCAGTTAATTTACCTACATGCCATGCTTGAAAATATTCTGGGTGCTCAAAACCCGCAGACCATATATCTCTAGTAAACTCCCAAAAACTTCCTATCTTATACTTATTACTTTTTTCAAGTTTTTCTGCAAGTAGTTCAAAGGCTTTTCCATATGTTGTTAAATCATCACTCATTGTCTTTTGATGCCATTAGCACTTTTAATTTAGCCGCTATTTTTTTAATTAAGTCTGGGTCTTCTATTTCTTCTACTAATATATTAACTACATCTTGAATAAATTGCACATTAATCAGTCCTTCTGCAACTTGTCTCTCTCCCTGTATACCTATGTCTAAAGCTTTTACTGCATCAAACGCTCTCTCAAAATTTAATAATTGTAATTCTGATCCAGCTTTAGCTCTAACACTTCTATACATTTCTTGGTGTTCTTCTTGCATTCTAGCAAGTTTTGTAGCTTCATTATCTTGGACTTTTTCTATAGCTTTAACTTTTGTTTCAGCTAATTTTTCTTTCCAATCATCTGTCCGCACCCAAGCATATATAGTTTGCTCACTCATAACTACGTTTTGCTCTGCAGATACTTGCAAAGCTATCTCTTTAGCAGAGTATTCTTCTGTCAAATATAATTTAAAAGCACGGTCTTTAACCGCTTTAGGTAATTTTTTAGGCATTACATATATGCAGCATTAGACCATCCTGTATCAGCGTTTCCT